CCTGTTCCCGTACAACCGCGACCTGCTGCTGTTTTTCTGTCAGAGCAGCATCTGGGAGATGAGCGGTACGCCCAACACCGAGACGTTCCGCCTGCGTCCGGTGACCAAGGTGATCGGTGGTGCCGAGGGGAAGAGCTGGTGCCTTGGCCCGAGCGGTGACATCTTCTTTGTTTCCTCTCGCGGCGGGATCTACAACCTCCAGTTGCAGTCCCCACCGAGACGCATCTCGGCGGCGAGGATTGACGAGTTCATGTCCGACGTGGATGTGGCCAACAGCTATATCAACCTGACGTGGAATGAAGAGGCCCAGGGGTTCCACGTTCACATTACGCCTCACGCAGACACCGCAACGAAGCACCTGTTTTATGACCTGAGAACACAGGGCTGGTTTGTTGACGTGTATGGGTCCACCTCGCTGGACCCGTCTGCGGTGCTGGCCATCAATGACCGGAGTTCGGCCAAGCGGGACGTGGTGCTGGGCTGCCGGGACGGTGCGTTGCGTTATCAGACCGTTGGTGATTCCCAGACGACTGATGATGGAACAGACATAGAGTCCTACGCCATGCTTGGGCCGTTTGGCAGTCCCGACCGCGAGCGGGCCATGATGATCACGGGGCTGCGTGGCACCATTGGTGATGGGAGTGAGCCGGTTGACTACGAGGTTCTGCGTGGCGACACGGCCGACGAGGCGTCTGCCGCCGACCCGGTGACATCCGGGACGTGGGATGAGTTCCGCTCTTCGGTCGACCGCCAGCGAGCGAGCGGCTCCGCACTGTTCATCAAGATCAAGGGCGGCTCCACGTTCGCGCCGTGGTCCTTTGAGCGTGTGCTGATCAGCACCAGGTTCACCGGGCGTGTGTTCGGGAGGACCACCTAGTGCCAACTGTAAGGCTGTGGCTGCACCCACGCTGGACGGTCAAAAACGTCTTCACGGGATGGGGCGTGTGGCCGCTGGATTATTTTTCTCTGACATCAAACAACCTTTGGGATCTTACGCAGTGTGGAGGTCACTACTATGTCCAACAGGCACGCCTGCACTTCTGGAGTTCCATCCACGATGATCCTTCGTATTACGCTGAGTATGTTGACGTAAACCCACCGAGCCTGACAGCAGTTGCCTCGGCGTTTCACTCAAAATACGGTTACCGTACCCCAACCGACGGGACTTGGAACGGGTATGGGTGGCGTCCTGAAAACGGTGACAATGAGTGGGTGGTTGGGCACGGCAGTTCTATAAAGGAATACCCTAGCCACAGTTGTAACTGGGACAGCCCTATTGGTCTGAACAGCACCCATAATAACCACAGCACTTCTGGAGACGAGGACCGGGTTTCCTCACCTTTTGCGAGTAGCCAGTCAACCAGTGTTTCCTGGACTACCAACGTGACCTCCACAACAACCCACTCCGGTCTGGACCTTGGGAAATACTACCCATCAGACAACAAGTGGGTGGTCAGCAGCTCGACTGTCTCACTCTCGTCACCCGACTGGCACGCCAAAATTATTGGAGCGAGATTTATTGTTGGTGGGTCTGGTGTCTTGTGGGCGACGGGCGAGGCGGCGGTTGAGGAGGCGATAAGCCAGAACGGGCTGTACCCTGAGTACGACGAGGCGGCCGTCGCCAAATTTGGGACCTATGATGTGGCGGCCAACACCTACACGGCCGGAAGCACTGACCGTCTGAGTGCAACCGAATGGTACGCCGAGACTCTGAAGGCCAGTAACGCTCTGGCAATTGCTCGAGCTGAGATAGACCGGCTGCTCGGCCAGAACCTTGAGCCGGTCTCCGAAGATGAACCGCCAGTGGAGGAGACACTGCGGCCGGAGGAGTTTGACCAGAGTCCGTGGGTATCGGGTGGCGTGGCAGACGACCCCCTCATTGAGCTTCCCGAGTTCATTTCTCCGGAGATTGTGGATCCGCAAGACGAGGAGGTTGAGTCGCCGCCGGGTGATGTTGTCGCACCCGGACTCCTGCGTCGTGCCAGCTTTGCCCCACCCACACAGGATGTCTCGGCGTTTTCCGAGTCTACGTATAATGACCTGACGTTCTCGCCCCGCGAGACGGTGTCGCCCGAGTTCCCGAAGGAGGAACCCGATGCCTAGTCTGACGGTGTATGCAAAACCAGAATGGTGGCTTGGCGTGGCTGGGTGGCCAACGTCGTGGTCGAGTACCCCAATGGATACCGACAAGCGAAACCGTTGCATCTTCTATGTAAAGCAACTCAAGGTTCATGTGTGGGGTGGGGATGTTGGTGGAAGTGAGGCCAGTCCCGCCCTGACATACGAACTGGACCCCCCTGGCAAGAATGAGCTTCTTTCAAAGTTCAGTGGAAAATACGGAAACCGCCTCCAGTCCGGTGATGAGTGGTGGGGCGGTGTTTCCGGGGCCTCGTCCTATCAGAGGTATTATCCAGCGGACGGTGATTGGGCCTATCTGTGGGGTGAAGGGCAGGGATACAAGCCGTGGAGCTACAGCACGGATGCGGTTGTGGCAAATACCCCGTCAAGAACGAACTCAAATATCCAGTCCGACTGGGAAGACTACGACAGGATGTTCAGGCTAGAGCTGTCTGCTGGCACTGCCACTTATGCTAACCAGTTTATTGATTACACAAGCAACCTTACAGATGACCACACCGGCTCCAATCGCGGGTCCTTCAGTTCAGCGAACTTCACATGGACAGCCGGCTCAGGCACGAGCGACAAGGACGCTGGTGAGTGGGAAGACGAGGTGCGACTGGTCGAGGCCGACATAGTTTCTGCGGTGGCAGTCAACGGCCGCTACCCGGAGTACCCGGCGACGACCGCCACGTTCGGAACGTACACGGCGGCAACGAACACTTATGTCGCGGGAGCGGACCAGGCCCTCAACGCCGACGACTGGTACATAGAGTTCGGCCAGGCGGTCACGGCACTACAGGCTGCCATCACGAGGATCGGAACGCTTCGCACTGACCTGGATGGTGCGGCGACCGTCCGTGACCCGGAGGCCGAGGAAGACGAGTTCCCCGATGGGAGCGGACCCACTCCAGACTTCTCCTGGCGTGAGCAGGATCTCGGTGCTGAGGAGCTGATTGAGTTTCCCGAGATTGAGTTCCAGCTCCCGGAAGATCCGCCGCCGCCCCCGAAGCAGGACGCGGTGGAGGTCCCCGGCCTGATCCGCTTGGCCCGGTTTGCCAAGCCCACGGACAACGTCGCAGCGTTTTCCGAGTCCACTCACAGCGAGCCGAGCTTCACCCCCCGCGAGAGCATCTCGCCCGAGTTCAATAAAGAGGAAGAGTAATGCCAACAGAACAAAACCAGCCGAGCCGCAGGTTTGGAAGTGTTGCTCAGAGAAACCGGGGCATCGGATACGCGAGACGTAACCAGGCCGGTTATGGGCAGGTCCAGCGTTACGAGCAAAACAAGAACCTGGTTGGTCCGGCACAGATGGAACCGGGGACCACGAACTTTGCGGGTGTGGTCAGGGCGGCAATTGAGGGTCAGCGAGAGCAAAGACGCATGGACAACCGTCAGCGGCGGTATGCCGGCGGGAGTCCATACGGTGCCGCTACCCCGACACGGTTTAGTCGTCAGACCCGAGTCGGCCCGATGATGGTTGTGCAGGGTAGCAGCAGCCGTCGCGGCGGCGGGCAGGTTGCTATCAGCCTCGGCGGCGGTGCCCCGTCGGGTTCATTCTCTGGCGGTTACCGGGGCAACTACGGCGCGGTCGCCCCAGGTGCCAGCACCTCATACAACAACGGCCGCATTGTCACGCGGTTTGGGAGCTAGATATGCCTAGGCAATACATGCAGCCACAGCCGGGACTGTTTGTGGGTCAGTCGGCCCGCCAGGACATGGCGCAGGGTCGTGCCCGAGCGGACCAGGAGCGGATCAGGCAGCAGCGTCTCCAGGGTTTTCAGTACACCGGCCAGGCCCGTCAGGCTGCTCGCACCCAACGTGAGGCCCAGCGAGCTGCCCAACAGCAGATGGCCATGGCGTCTCGGGAGCGTGACGCTGACCGACAATTCCAGATGCAGCGGGATGCCTTTGGTGCCAGACGCGACTACTCAATGCAGGAGCGTCGGATCCAGTCTGCCGCAGAGCAGGCCCAGTTTGGCCGTGACTTTGAGCGTGAGCAGCAGGAAACGCGGTTCGGCCAGCAGCAGGACCTGGCAATGCAGGAGCAGGACTACCGGCTCCAGCAACTCGACATTGCGGCGCAGGACCAGTTCCTGAGTGCCGAGCAGCAGGCTGAGATCCAGCGTGAGCGTGACATGCTGGTCAGTGATATGCAGCGTGATGCTGCCCGCGAGGGACGGTTTGAGCAGTTCGCTTACGGGCAGATGGCTGCTGAAGAGGCTGCTCGCCGTCCGTTGTCGGTGGCAGAGCGGCAGCGGATGAGGTTTGGTGACGAGTTGTCAGCTCGCCAACAGTTCCGGGGTGAGGACATTGCGACCCGAGGGGCACACCTGCAACAGGATTTCAACCGAGAGAATGCTGAGCGTGCGAGAGCGGCTAAGGAGGAATATCTGGATCTCAGTACCGAAGCACAGATGAGGGTGAATGAGCAGCTTCAGAAATTCAAATATGACTTCCACGACCGAGAGGCTCAAGACGCGATCTGGTTAGAAATACAGAGACAGGACGCCGCAGATGAGTCGGAAGAACGGCGTTTTAATAAAATCAGGACCCGCCAGGCGCAGGATCGTCGCGCAAATGGAAAGGCTGCTGCCTTTGAGAAAATTGATAACAACCCAGGGCTGGATCCCCAAGAGAAGCAGGCGGCAAAAGATCGGGAAGGACGGAGGTGGGATGACATGCCCGACGAACTGTTTTATGGCTCAACACCCAAGTCCCGCGCTGAAAATGCGATTTATGAAGACAGGCAGGGGAGGGTTCTCTCGGTGCCGCCGAATGGCCCCCCGTCACTCCTCTCACAGCCACCGCCTAGACCAGTGACCGTTGACGGGGTGGAACGCAAGGAGGGGGACGTGTATGAGGACCAGGGAACACGATACATTGTGAATAATGGGGTTCCTCGCCCCATGGGCAGGTCCAAGTCGGGCGAAGTTCAAGATAGGAATATAGCCAAGTGGAAGATGGATCGGACAAGTCTCCAGAGAGAACTGGGTAAGACGGTGAAAGTAAAAGACCCCATCACCAAAATAGAAACCGAGCAGCCCGCGTACACACCGGAAAAAGCGGCGCAAATACTTGCAGAGTTTGACAAGAGATGGGACCAGATACTCAACCCACCGCCTCCCGCTGAGTCAGGAGAACCAGGCGGTCCACGGCCAGGGCCAAGGGAAGAGGGCCGTGCTGCTCCAAGTGCTGTTCCAAGTGCTGATACGGGTCAGCCCACTGGGGACACCGGGCCGATTGACGATTATGGCATGACACAAAGTGAACGGGGTAATGCTATCAATGCGCAGGCAAGATTATTGAGGGAACAGCCGCCCAACGAGCAGTGGGCCTCCTTTCAAAAGTCTCGTATTGAAAAGAAGTATCTCAACAAACCGGTTGGGGAATGGGATCCTAACGACGTAGCCATTTACGAAAAGGCTGTCCGCGAATCACCGGCTCGTCAGACCCCTGGTCCTGCACCCACTTCAGCCTCTGGCCGGAGAGGGTCGGGAGCGTCTGGCGGTTGGTGAGGGGCCCAGCCCCGCTGCCGTGATTAATAGTTAAGGGATTATACAACATGTCGACTGGCCTAAGTGTCGAGCAGAGGTTTCACGACTACATGCAAAAGTCTGGGTATGGAGACTCTCTATCCCAGGCGGTGAAGAGTACCGAAGAACGCTTCAGTGAATACATGGAGCAGACGGGATTCGGTTCAAGTTTCACAGGACCAGCCGCAGGGTTCACCGAGCCGTCGGCGGCTGCCCGACTGGACGGTCAAACCGTCCTGCCGAGCAAACAGGAGTCTCGTGTTAAGGAGCTGATGCTTGAGGGTGGATCCTACGGGACCGACTGGCCGATAGCATCGGGAATTCATGTTGGGGCGAAGACCGCCGTTGACCGTTTCTTTGTCAGCCCATTAGTGCGACTATTTGATTCGGAAGCAGCCGACGAGATCAACCGTGAATCTGATGCCCTGATCGAGGCACACCGCCGCCTGGCGGACAAGGGTGACGGGTACGACTGGCAGAAGTGGGTCGGCAAACAGTCCGTCGGCATCTCGTCGTCTCTCACGGGCATGCTTGGTCTGGCGGCCGGCGGCAGTGCCGCTGGTCTGGCAAAAACAGGGTCCGCTATCCTGATGGGTGCCGGGTTTGGGGTGAGTGAGGCGAACGAGTCTTACACCACTGGCCTCGACGCCGGGTTGAGCGAGGACAAGGCCAAGGCTTATGCATTCAAGATGGGTGCCCTAGAGACTGGCGTGATGATGGCCTTCCACGGCCTCGGCCGGGTGATGCCCGGTCTGGGTGGCGTGGAAGACCTGTTTATCCGTGAAGGCGTCGCGAAGAGGTTGGTTCCGTCGCTGATCAAGGAGTCCGCTGTCCGCACGATTGGCGAGCTTACCGAGGAGAACATTACGTCAATCCTGCAATCCATGACCACGGCCATGGATATTCCCGCCGCGAAGGGAACGGATAGCTGGATTGGAGAGGATGGCACTGTCTGGAATTCCCCCATGATGGACGTGGTGCGGCAGACGACCGTACAGACGCTCATGACCCTGGGGGTTGTCGAGGCAGCCACTGGGCGGGGCCGCTATAAGCAGATGCAAATGATCAGGAACGCTGATCGTCTAAGCCCAGAGGATTTTGTAATCCTGTACCCGAACGAGGCCAGGCAACTGGCTGAACTCGACGACTCGGATCTCACTCGGAAAAAGTTCGTCGAGCTATCTAAGCTGCCGACTCGCGAGGGTGAGGGTCACGAGTTCCAGGTTAAGTACAAGAATGACGTCAAGAAGGCGGTGGTTCGTCGCAACGCTATTGAGAATGAGCTACAGAAACCCCCGGATGTCACCGAGGCTGCCACTGATCCCGAGGTTGGAGAGACCGGCGAGCGGGTGATTCCCTCGGAACACGCCACCGCAGCGGTTGGCCAGATGGAGGAGGTCCAGGCCCCCGACGTGGCCCTTCAGCCCGAGCAGTTCCAAGAGGGGCGGGTGGCAGGAACCGAGGAGGCCAGGGAAGAGTTGTCTCAGGTTTCCCGTGAGTCCGGGGCTGGTCTGGAGGATGCACAGAAGGCTGCGGACGCCAAGGACACGGAGATGCTGACCGTGGCGAGGAGACGTGCCCGGCCAACGGACCTTGCGGTGGGCGACACCGTGGTCCGTCGTGACGACGGCGAGGAACTTGAGATAACTGGGATCGGACGACGGGACCGCCCGGTGTCTGGCAAGCGAAAAGGAAGGAAGCCGGTACGGGAAGAATTTTACACATACAAAGACAAAAAAGGGGTGGAGAGAACTATCTCCGAGGGCGCGGTCGGCCAGTACATCAAGAAGGCTGAGGCAGAAGCCGAGGCTGAGGCAGAAGCCGAGATCGTGGCTGGAGAGGATGTCGAGCCGGAGGTCGAGGAGACCCCGCTGGGTGATATGCAGGGTGACGACCTGTTTGTTGAGTACGACCGCCTCAAAGAAGAGTTCAGCAAGGTGGGGGTTCCCGAATACTCAATCAAGAGATTCGGCAAAAAGACCAAGCCGCAGAAGGTGGCCGCCCTGGAAAGGGCCCGCCTTGAACTGAAGGCCAAG